GTTGCTGATGAAATGGACAAAAATCCTGATGCTTACAGCGGGGAAACCGCTAAGTATGCGTTGGTTCGGCAACCTCTGACCGAAGAGCGTCGAGCGCTCCACGATGCGATTATGGATTCCGAGTTCGCTGGCAAGACCGGCGTGACGGGCCGAGACCCGACGTACACGTTCCTTGGTGGCGGTGGGGCATCGGGCAAGTCGTCGATTCTTGATAGTGGTCAAGTCGATGCCCCAACGCGCTCCGTCATCGAGACAAAAAATGGGCCAAAAGCGGTTTTGAATCATTCTCGGACGTCTATCGAAATCAACTCTGACGATTTGAAAAAGAAAATCCCTGAATATGACGCTCTTACTGACGGTGGGGCAACGAGGACGTCGGCCAAGGTCGGCGGCGAGGATATTGAATACAATCCAGGTTTGTCCCCTGACCCTAAGGCACGATTCGGGGCGGCATCGTTCGCTCACGAAGAATCATCGATGTTGAGCAAGGCCATCAATGCGAGAGCAATCGGCATGGGCCTCGACATTGTTCTCGACGGAACAGCCGATGGTAAACCTGGTGCTCAGGGCGCTCGAATCGATCAGATTGCAAAAATCGGAGAAGCGGCAGGCCACAAGTATCAAACCAAACTTGTGATTGTTTCCGTCGAAACCGATATTGCCGTTGACCGAAGCATGCAAAGAGCATTCGGTTCGAGTCGCTACGTCCCTGAAGAGACGCTCCGTTCAGCCCATTCGAGCGCTTCACGAGCATTTACTGAGACCCAAGACATGTATACTTCGGTTGAGGGTTACTACACGGGGGCGCGACCGGCGACCAAGTTCATGGAAGGCGGGAACGGGAAAATTACCGTTGTCGACCAGAAACAGTATGACGGCTTCATCGCCAAGGCTACGGAGCCAATGAAGATCACATACGAGGGTGGCATTCTCGACTATCTAGCGAAGATGGAGGCTAAGGCATGATTCACGATGATCGAATTGCTCGCTTGGTGACGTTGATTCAGTTGTCTCCCGAGGGTGTGGCCGAAGAAAACGCCGTCAACGAGGAGGAAAAGGAACTGGTCGCTCAGATGCGACTGTCATTGAAGCCCGTGCCAGGGATGATCGTCGACGCCACCGAGGATTTCGAGTTCGACATTATGGACAGCCCCGACTTTGATTTTGAGGCATGGGTCGAGGCCGGTCGCCCCAAGGAAAACCTGGGTTCGTTCGTGAAGAAATACAAGCCGAAACCGTATGGCTGGATGCCGAACTTGAAGGGCGAAAAGTCCGAAATGTGACTTGACCCCGCTACAGTCATATGCCATAATTGTAGTGGAGGTGGGGAAGCCTCCAGAGAGGAGAGGGCCATGACAGCGAAGTGGCAAGCGGTTTGGGAGGAGGTGCAGGAGGCGGGTTCGACGGCATGGACTCAGGCGGTGCCTGATGCGATTGTCGTGACCGACGAGGCGACCGGCCAGCAGTGGCATTGGTCGGATGGTCTCTGCGGGTTCTCCTGGGTCATCATCAAGGATGGCCGTTCGGGACTCGCCCGTTTCCTGCGTTCGAAGGGCATCGGACACAAGCACTACTACGGTGGTTGGGCCGTCCCTTCGTGGAGCATCGCCTCGGTCGACCGTACTAGCCAGTCCTACCAGCGAAAGACCGCTCTGACGGAAGCCTCGCTGAAGGTGCTGGAAAAGCACGGTGTCCAGGCGACTGTCGAAAGTCGGCTCGACTAATGACAGTCAGTCAGGCGCTTCGGCTCCACGTCCAGCGCTCCAAGAGAGTGGCGTCGGCTACCAGGCTGACGCCCTCTCAGATTGAGCGAAACATATTCCTGCAATCTCAGGAACGTCTCATCGGCAAGAAACAGTGGATGCGTACACCCGAGATGGAGTGGTCGTTCCTTCTGACGTCGATGCAATCGCCCACGAGCGAACTGAACACGGCATCTGGCCCGAGCGGTTCGCTGTTCAGCGCCGAATCTTTGCGCGAAACACTTTTGATTGAGAACGAGGGTCTGTCGGGGGAAACGGTCGTCGTTTCGGAACCTGTCTCGGCAGTCATCGAGGTCGCTTCATCGACGATGGAGCCGGAACCTCTGTTCGAGTCAGACCTGATCTATCCCAAAGGCATGTTGTTCCTCGACAGGGCGCTGATGATCCCCGATTTGCATCCGGTGACCGGACAACTCGACGAGCGCCTCAAACTGCCAGTGAGGGCTATCTCGTGGAGCATCCACAAGCAGGTGAAACGAGCGGACGGAACTACCGGCCCAGGTGTCGTTCTCATACCCTACGTCGACTACCAGGGACGATCCGATTTCTCCAAACTGCTTCTCGAACTCAGCCAAGAAGACGACGCCTTCAAGACGATGGCGGGCGACATTGACGACCTCGATGCGATGGCAAAGCATCAAGAACTGATGCCGGTCGATTTCCTGCCTTGGGCGTTCGGAGCGCCGTGGCAACAGGTCGACGAGTGGGCGAAAAAGGATGCTGGCGTGACCGGCCTCATCCCATCGGTGTCGATCATCCGGCTGTTCTTCTTGTCGCTGATGAGATTCGCTTGGCAGGAGATTGTGAAGGAGCGTCGAGAGGCTCCTGACCGACCCATCCGTCGAGAAGCCGAACGACAGTTCAAACGAGCGCTCGACCAGGGTATCTGCGTGCTTCGGCTCCGCAAAGAAATCGAATATCAGGATGGCGGTCGAGAAGGAACGCCGTTGAGTTACCGAGTCGTGGTTCGAGGACACTGGCGTCGACAGTGGTATGCGACGCTCGGCCCCGTCGAAGCACCAGACTCCCATCGACTGATCTGGATTCACCCGCACATCCGAGGAGACGTCTCACTACCGCTGGTGGAGAAACCGAAAGTGACGGTGATCGCACGATGAAAACTCATCCCATCGCCGTGTACGGCACGCTGATGCTTGGCTACGGCAACTCGGGACTATGGGAGCCATACGGCATCTCGATCCCCTGCATCATCCCAGGCATTCGGCTCGTGACAACCAACGGATACTTCCCATACGCCATCCTCGACGACAACGAGATAGCGACCGGAGAACTGCTTTACATTCGTGGCGAGCACTACCAGCAGGTTCTCCACCGCCTCGACCGACTCGAAGGCGTTCCCAGCCACTACCGGCGAATCATCACCGAAGTGGAGACACCGACACGAGAAGGAACGATCAAACAAGAAGCGTTCCTGTACGTCCCCAACTTCGACGTCGAACAGGAATACGGCAGACATGCCGTTCGAGTCCCTGGCAACGACTGGGCATCCTTCATCGAGGCCGAGCACACCCTCTAGCGTGTCGGCAACCGTTGTTTAGTTGATGCGACTGTAACCCGTTACTACCTTGGCGCTCAAATGACTGCGCGCAAGATGGTTCAACTCAACATCGAAGAAACCTCCGGTGTCGATCATCCGGCGCACCTTGACGAAGGGTGGATTCTGATGAAGAACGCTGACCTGACAACCGAGGACTTCGAGTCGATCGAAAAGACGGTTGCCCTCGAAGCCGACCTGGCAAAAGCCTTGGAGCGCATCGCTGAACTCGAAGCACAGATCAGTGATCCCGAGGAACCGGCTGGCGACGACGAAGAGGAACTGATGAAGTCCGTTCCGGCTCCGGTGCGCGAGATTCTGGAGAAGGCCCGCAAGGACGCCGAGACCGCCCAGGAGGAACTCGCCAAGGAGCGAGCAACCCGCCTCGACGCCGAGGCCATCCTGAAGTCGGAAGAGCGTTTCCACAACCTGACGGTCGAGCACGACGACTTCGGCCCCGCCATGCGACGACTCGAAGAGATTGCTCCCGAGATTGCCGAGAAGGTCTTCAAGGCTCTCGACGCCGCCAACGGCCAGGTCGAATCGGCTGAAATCTTCGCTGAAATCGGTACTTCTTTCAGCCCCGCCTCCGGCTCGGCCTACCAGAAGATCGAATCGCTCGCCAAGGCCGCAGTGACCAAGGGCGAGTTCGCAACGACCGAGCAGGCCATCGCTGGTCTGATCGCCACCAACCCAGACCTGTACGCCGAGTACCAGGCCGAGACCCGCTGAAAGGGACACAGCAATGGCATACGAACTGAGTAACTACTCCGTCAAGATCACCCTCCCCGCCGCCGCCGACCTGTCCGCGAAGCAGTATTACTTCGTGAAGGTCAACACGTCGGGTCAGGCCGCTCTGTGCGCCGCCGCGACGGATCGCCCGATTGGTGTCCTCCAGAACACCCCCACCGCAGGTCAGGCCGCTGAAGTGCTGGTCGTCGGTGGAACGAAGATCGTGGCAAGCGCCTCGATCGACGAGGGTTCGCTGATCGGTACCGCCTCGACCGGCAAGGCCGATGCGAAGACCCCTGGAACCGACACCACCGAATACGGAGTTGGTCAGGTCATTCTCGCCGCTGGTGCGGACGGGGAAGTTCTGACTGCCGTCATCAACTGCGCCAGCCCTGCACGGGCCGCCTGATAAGAAGGGAAACCTGACATGCCCCAGCCGACTTCCTCACAAGTCCATGTTGACGCGATCCTGACCAACATCTCGGTCGCATACATGCAGAAGGCAGACGCCTTCATCGCCAACAAGGTGTTCCCGATTGTCCCTGTGGACAAGCAGTCGGACAAGTATTACACCTACACCAAGAACGACTGGTTCCGTGACGAGGCCCAGTTGCGTGCCGATGCGACGGAATCGGCTGGTGGCGGGTACAACCTGTCGACCAGTTCGTACTCGGCTGACGTGTGGGCGTTCCACAAGGACGTGGGCGATCAGACCCGCGCCAACGCTGACGCTCCGATCAACGTCGAGCGTGAGGCGATCGAGTTCGTGACCAGCCGTCTTCTCCTGAAGATGGAGACCCAGTGGGTCAGTTCGTTCTTCGCCTCGGGCGTGTGGGCCACCGACAGCACCCCAGCGAACCTGTGGTCGGACTACACGAACAGCGACCCGCTGAATGACGTGGAAGACGCCAAGCGTGCGATTCTCGCCTCGACCGGCTTCGAGCCGAACACCCTGGTGCTCGGTTACGACGTCTTCAAGGAATTGAAGAACCATCCTGACCTGGTGGATCGCATCAAATACACGTCGAGCAACGTCATCACGACCGACATGATTGCTCGCATGTTCGACGTCGACCGAGTGCTCGTGTCGAAGTCGGTGAAGGCCACCAACAACGAGGGTGGCACCGCCGCCTACGACTTCACGGCAGGCAAGAATGCCCTCCTGTGCTACTCGGCTCCGTCGCCTGGATTGCTCCAGCCGTCCGCTGGATACGTCATGTCTTGGACGGGCGTGTCGGGTGGTCTCGGCCAGACGATCGGTGCGAGCCGTGTCCGCATGGAGTCGATCAAGGCTGACCGCATCGAAGGCGAAATGGCTTTCGACATGAAGGTTGTGGCCTCCGATCTGGGCTACTTCTTCTCAGCGGTCGTTTCCTGACCTCATGGCCTACCTGGTTCTGAAGCCGATCCCGATTGGGGGAGGCAAGAAACTTGAACCTGGCACGACTGTCGATGCAGAGAACTGGCGTAATCGCCGGACTCTGGAGGCTGGACGTTACATCCAGCGCATCGAGTTGTCCGCTAAGCCGGATGCGACTGCACCGGCAAAGCGGGCCGAGGTGAAGCCAGCGGAACCGAAGCCCGAAGAGCCGAAGCCTGTGGTGGAAAGCAAGATTGCCCAGGTAAAGGCCAAGTTGGCTGAGGAACCGAAGAAGCAGGCCAACAAACCATCCAAGGCTGATAACAAGTCGGCGTGAAAGGCTAGGCCATGTCCATCGCGAACTATGCAGAATTGAAGATTCTCGATCATCTGACTGGTACGACGGCATGGACGGCCCCGAGCGGTGCTTACGCCCAGTTGCACACGGGCGATCCTGGTGAGACCGGAGCGTCGAATGTTGCTACCGAAACGACCCGCAAGGCCGTGACGTTTTCGTCGGCCGCCTCTGGTGCGATTGCTTCTTCCGCTACGGTCGAGTGGACAAACGTGGCGGCAACCGAAACTTTGACTCATTGGTCATTGTGGGATGCTTCGACCTCGGGAAATTGCTTGTGGTATGGCGCTCTTTCGGCCAGCGCTTCGGTCGTGGCTGGCGACACTCTTCAAATCACTTCTTTGACGTTGACGCTCGATTGATCGTAGGCAGTTATGGCTGTCTATGACCTAGATCGGGGCTATGAGACAGCACGGCTTTATTCGGGCCTGGAAACACTGTCGACGTCTGGAACGTCATCCGGTTCTGGTGGCAGTGCAAGCAGTGTTGTTCATGTTCACCTTCGCACGGCCAGCGACACGACTGCTACCAGCGGTTTTGCCGTATCTGGTGTCCGTGCCGTAACCGTTTCGGCGTCTTCGTCAGGAACAACTGGGTCAACCGCCGATCAGTTGGTGATTTCGGTTCGATCTGCCCAATCTTCTGGTCTCGGCTCCTCGACCTCTTCGCTTCTGCACGCCCATATTCGTTCGGCATCCGACACAACAGCGACCGGAGATTCTGCTGTTATCGGATTGCGCCTGATTAGTGTTTCGGCCACATCGTCAGGTACGGGCGGGTCGAATGCCCAGCATGTAGTGGCGTCTGTGCGGTTTGGAGAGTCGTCCGGCCAGGGTGGGTCGAACTCTCAACGAACAGTTGTTTCGGTGCGATTGATCGAATCACCGGCTTCGGGATCGTCGCTTGATTCTTCTACGCATATCCACGTTCGTTCGGCTTCTTCGTCCGTTGCCGGAGGTAGTTCCTCAACGGCTTTGGAAATCTTGCTTCGTTCCGCATCAAATACGGCCCTTGGAGGCGAATCCAGCACTTCGACGCACGCTCATATTCGAACAGCCAGCGCAAGTGGTGTTTCTGGCTCGTTGAACTCGATTGTTCATGGGCATTTGAGGACAGCGCAGGCTCTCGGTCAAGGAAACACCAACAATTCGGCTTCGGCTCGGTCTTTCCAGGCCAGAAAGGCGAGCGCCTCAGCGCTTGGTTCCTCTACATCCGAGAGGCTCCGTATCGTTCCTCGCACGGCCTCTAGTTCCGTCGCAGGCACGGCGTCGGTCACCCGTGTCCGCATCGTGCTTCGCACGGGGTCGTCTTCGGCCACTGGCTCAGAGTCGATCACCAGGGTTTATGTCCCGATGCGATTGGCTTCGGCTTCTGCTTCTTCAGGTCAAGATGCGCCCCGTTTGGTTGAAAGTGTCCGCACCGCCTCATCTGGGTCAAATGGCTCTCAATCGACCGGCGACGTGCTGATTGCCTTGGATATCGCCAGCGCCCTCGGTCTTGTTTTGGTTGATAATCCAACCTCGATTGTGGGCGTTTCTGGAACCGTCACCTCGATATCGAGCGCAGGGGCCACAAATGTGGCCGGAGTCGAGGGTGATATAACTGAGGTGACAATTACAGGCGACAACAACAGGGTTTTGGCTGGAGTTTAGGCATGGCAGACGTTTCAATTCGGAAGGGCGACAGGCTCCCCCAGTTAGACCGCCAATTCACTCTTGGCGGTACCGGTGTTGACCTTGACGGGGCGACAGTCGTCTTCAACATGTGGAATGCCAGCAGTGGCACCCAGGTAATCACGAATGGTTCTTGCACCATTGTTGATGCCGCCGATGGGGATGTTCGGTATATCTGGACGTCCACAGATGCGACGCTTGATGCAGGCTCCTATTTGGCCTCCTTCACCGCCACCTATGGCGACGGCAGGAAGTTGACAGCACCCAACAACGGAATGATTACCGTCGAGATATACGGGACGACGGAGGCGAACTGGTCATATACCGGCAATCCGTCTGCTCGTCCGCTCGACGCAGTGAGGTTCTTGTCTGGCGATACTGACACCAACAACCAGCAGATCATGGACGACGAGATCGCTTTTCTGCTGGCTGAGGTCAATTCTGACACCTATTTGGCGGCGGCTAGTGCGTGCGAGGCTATGGCGTCAAAGGTTTCTGCCAAAGCCGATTATTCGAGGTCGGTTGGCGATTTGTCGTTGAGCACGCAATATGGCACACAGTCGACAACGCTTCTGAAGCGGGCCGAAAGGCTTCGCAACCAGGCTTCTCGACGTTTCCCGCCCTCGGTGAACTTCTACCAGGATGACAACAACAATGTGTTTGGCCCGATGCAATTCAGCGTCGGTATCGATGACAACAATGGTTCGACGACCGCTGGCACGAGCGCTGGAGCGCTGGACTGATGACGATCGAGGCCACCTTTTTGGAGATGATGCCGTCGACCGTGACGGTTTACTCCCAGACGGCAAAGTCGGCGTATGGGGCGCAAACCTGGTCGGGGTCAGGGACGGGCGTTCGATGCCGTATCCAGCAGACCGGAACACTGTCTCACGACCAAAATGGGCGTCAGGTCATCGAGGTTGGTCGCATCATTTTCTACGGTACGCCCACCATCGACCTTGACTCGAAGATTGTGTTGCCGGATGGGTCAACTCCAGTCCTGCTGAGCGTGCAGGTTCACTATGACCAGGACGGGACGAATCACACCACCGTGTCCTATGGGCGGTCGTAATGGCTATTTCCGTCGCTACGAACGCGTCTATCACCCTCAGAGGTTGGGAAAGGCTAGAGAACGCTTTCCGCGTTATGCCCGTCCAGACCTCCAATGCGATTGCATCCAGCCTCTACAAGACGGCCACGAAAGTCTTCAATGAGTCGCAGGCGCAGGTGCCATTCCGTCGAGGCATTCTGTCGAACTCGGGTTTCGTGTCACCCCCGATCAATTTGGGTGCAGGTCAGGTCATGGTTCGTATCGGCTATGGAGGGGCGGCCGCTCCTTACGCTTATGAACAGCATTACAACCTGAATTACAGGCACGCCCCTGGCCGTAAGGCGCTCTATTTGAGTGATCCGGTCGAAGCGTCGGCTCCGAGCATGATGCGAACGATGCAGTCCGATATTGGTCGGATGTTGGCTGGGTTGGGGTTCTGACATGGCGATTCTTGATGCTTTGGGCGCAAAGTTGCAGGCAGATGGCGTAGCGACGCTGGGGACGAACCTGTGGTTGTCGCAAATTCAGGACAGTCCTGATGTGTCGGTTGTGTTGATGGAGGAAAAGGGTGGCGTCGACCAGGTGTTTGGTGCGTCGGTAGCGGGCATGTATCGGCATTCGGTTATGGCGGTTGCACGGGCATCTCGCAACGATTATCCGACCGCTCGGACGCTTATCGCCAGCGTGCAGGCCAGTTTGGGTGCTATCCGTTCGTCTACATTGTCGGGGACGCAGTTCATGTCGGTGCTCGATGCGAGTGGCATCTATCCGGCTGGTTTCGACGGCGAGGAGCGCCCATTGTTGGCGTGTGATTTCACTTGTTGGGTGGTGCCGTGAACCCGACGTTGATGGCCGCTCATAAGGCCGTATTGGCCGCTCAGGCGTCGTTGGATGCCGTTCAACAGTGTTTGGTGGCGCTGTTGCAGGTCGAGGAGGAGCGGGCTTCTCAGGGTGGTTGCAGGCACCCGATCGAGGCCCGCTTGACAATTCAAACGATGGGTGGCGACCAGGTGATGTGTAATGAGTGCGGAATCAACCTCGGGAACGCCTGACCCGTACAGTCGGGTTCGACCCGCCGACGAGAACCCTCGTTGTTGGCGTTGTCGCAGGTTGTTGGCTATTCGATTGACTCGACCGTGGACGGTTATTTGTCCTCGATGTAAAGCAACGAACGGTCACGAGTAAAGCAAACCACGGGTGTCATTGACCTGACTCGCATATTGCGGTAGTGTTACATCCCATGTTCAAGCGGACATGGATTGTGTGGATGCTCGTTTTGGGGGTGGCTTGCTCCACCCAGACCGACGAGGCGATGCGATTGCATCCCGAGGTTCCGGCGACCGTTTCGATTCCGGCGACGACTCGGCCCTCGATAACCACCTCCACCACCACCACGGTTCCGGCGACCACAACGACGGTGCTCGACGCTATTGCCATTCAGGAGGCCATTGACCAGGCCCAAGTTGACTACGGCAAGTGTGGGCAGTGGCACGATTTGGCGATTGAGATTGGGTGGCCCGAAGCCGAGTGGCCCACCTTGTCCTACGTTCTTCATCGGGAAAGCCGATGCAACCCTTCGGCCCACAACAAGACCGATCCAACCTCGGCAGGGTCAAGGGGCTTGCTTCAGATCAATGGGTATTGGTGCAAGCCCTCAAAATTTTCAGCACAAGGCTGGTTGCAGGATCAGGGCGCGATCGATACCTGTGACGATCTATGGGATGCCGAGAAGAATCTCAGGAGCGGTCTGTTGATCTGGCTCTACGGCGAACAGAAACACGGTTGTGGTTGGCGAGGCCCGTGGGCCACGCCCTGTCGCTAAACCCGTATTGGGCGATGCGATTGTCGTTGTGACCTACACTCTGGGCAACGTGACCGTGTGTCCCCTAGTCCTTCCGTGACCTCAGTGTCTAGGACGTGCTAGGTGGCGCGTCTAAAGGAAGACAACGTGGCGAAATACAAGGTCAACATCGGAATCGACACCCCATCGGCCCGCATTGAGGCTGGAGCCGTTGTCGAGCACACGTCGTTGCCGTCGAAGTCGATCAAATGGCTTGTTGACCAGGGCATTGTCGAGCCGGTGAACGCCAAGGACACCGCTCCCGTCGTCGAGCCGAAGCCAAAACCGGTCGTCGAAGATGAGGTCGAGGAGGTCGAAGAATGAGTTTCGTCCACGGCAAGAACACAGTCGTTCTGTTCAATGCGACGAACATGTCGGGCTTCTTGAAGGAAGCGTCGACCTCGAACAGCGTCGAAACTGCCGACGTCACGGCGTTCGGAGCCTCAGCCAAGGCGTACATCGTTGGCCTGAAGGATGGCACGGTGTCGCTCACCGGCATGTTCGATGGCACCGCAGGGGCTACAGACCCGATCTTCCAGGCCGCTCTTGGCGGTTCAACCGGCGTCCTGTCGGTGTTCCCGTCCGGCTCCAGCATCGGTAGCAGGGGAATCACCGCCGCCTTCCACGAGACCTCCTACAACCTGTCCAGCCCCGTTGGCGACGTCGTATCGGCGTCCGCTGAGGTGCAGGCCACGGGTGGTGTCGACGGAGCGGTCAGTCTTCACGCTCTCGGAGCCGAAACATCCACTGGCACCACCACCTCACACGATGGAGCCGCCTCGTCGAGCAATGGTGGTTCCGCAGTCCTCCACGTCACCGCCAACGACCGTGACGACTCGACGACCATCAAGATTCAGCATTCGGCAGACAACTCGACGTGGGCCGATCTTGCAACATTCTCCGTTGTCAGCACCTCCTCAACCACATATGAGCAGGTCATCGTTGCCAGCGGGTCAACCGTGAATCGCTACCTTCGAGCGAGTCACACCCTCGCCGGTTCATCCGGTTCCATCACCTATCAGGCAAGTTTCGCAAGGCGTTAGGAGCGCATCATGGCATTCGTACACGGCAAGTCAACGGTGTTCAAACTCGATGATTCGGGTGGAACCCTCAACGATATCAGCGCATACCTCATGGAAGTTTCCTTCCCTGAGTCGGTGGAGACCGCCGATGTGACCGCTTTCGGTGCGTCGGCCAAGTCGTACATCGTCGGCTTGAAGGACACGACCATTTCGTTGACCGGCAAGTGGGATGCGACGTTCGATGGCTACATCGCCGGAGTTCTCGGTCAGGCCGCTTCGTTGTCGTTCGAGTACGGCCCCGCTGGCTCGACCTCGGGCAACGTCAAATACACCGGAGAGTGCTATGTCACCTCCTACAACATCGGTTCGCCGGTTGGCGATTCCGTCTCCGCTTCGGTGGAGTTGCAAGTCACGGGTGCTGTAACTCGCGGCACCTACGCATAAACCAGAAAGAGGTAAACAGTGTCCCTTCGTGACCGAATCCTGGCGGCTGAAGACATTCAGACTCGCCGTGTCGTTGTCCCTCAGTGGGAGGTCGAGGTTGAACTTCGTACCCTCTCGGCCCTGGAGCGCACCCGTCTTATCAAGACGTGTACGGACGGGGAAGGCAACGTCGACCTGGAGAAGATGTACCCCATGCTCGTGATCGCCGCCTGTTTCGATCCCGAGACCGGAGGGAAGGTCTTCGATGTATCCGATTTCGATCAGATTGCCGACAAGTCGGCGGCGGCGATCGAGTTCGTGGCCCGTAATGCGATGGAGTTGTCGGGCATGAACGCAAATGCAGTCGATACGGAGGGAAAAGACAGTTAGACGACCCTGAATACCGTTACTACTTCGTTCTCGCTGAACGCCTTGGGCGCACCGTCGAGGAGTTGCTATGGGGGTCTCCGAGCCATCGTCCGTTGAGTTCAGACGAACTGATCGGGTGGGCGGCTCACGACAAACTAGCGGCTTGGGATCGGGAAGAGGCAATGGCAAAGGCAAAGGCTAAGGCGAAGAGATAATGGCAATCAGGGTCGACGCAATACTCGGGGCTGACGTAGGTGGCTACGTCTCGGGGATGGCTCGCGCCTCCCAGGCGTCCCAGCAGTTTGCGATGGCCGCCAACTCCTCGAACCGGAGTACGGCCGCTGGTTTCCAGCAACTCCAGGCGAGTGTCAACAGCATCCAGGGAAACCTGCTCAAACTGAAGACGAATGCGACGAGAGCCTTCGCGGCGATCGGAGCGGCCCAGATCATCCCTTCGGTGTTCTCGGCCGCCAAAACGGCGTTGATTGACTTCAATCAACAGATGGATCAGTCCCGTATTGCGTTCACGACGTTTATGGGGTCTGCCGATAAAGCAAACAAGATGCTTCTGAAGTTGCAGGACTTCGCCGCTAAGACCCCGTTCAACTTCAAAGACCTGCTCGGTACTACCCAGCAGATGATCGCTATGGGTACCGCCGCTGACGACTTGATCCCTCGGTTGACGGCGATCGGTGACGCCGCCGCCGCTTTGGGCGGTTCCCCCGAGGTCATGCGGCGTATCCAGCGTGCTCTCGGCCAGATTCAAGCCAAGGGTCGTGTCCAGGCCGAAGAATTGATGCAGTTGGCCGA